TTTTCTTAACAGGTAAATTAATTTTCTTTTTAGGGATGCGTGCCATATCTACAAATTTTATAACCCTCGGAAATTCCACAGGCCGTTATAAACGCGCACAGTGTCTCGGTTTCCGTATTGCATTGGGTTTAAAATCTGTAGCGCATAACGACATTCCACTAAGGCCACCTGTGGATCCATAGCGAATTTTTTACCCACAGATGTACCGGAATCTGTGTAACTCATCATCGTTTTACCCTCCAAAATCATCGCAGCAGCTTGGTCGCGAATCGCCTCAATAGTGGTTTGAGGCAACGTTAAGAAGCAACCGGTAGGGCGTATGCTCATATAAAATCGCGTTACAGTCAAAATAACCATAACGGGGCTACCAACCTTGCATAACAAGATTGGCAGCTTTGCGGCTAGACCACCAATGCCCAATGAATCCCACCGCGATGTAAATATGCTTAACTGCTCTGCCATTGTCAAGGGGTAGCAGTTTTATTTTCATCCTGGCCATCTTCACTACTATCCTGGTCAACCCGGCCCGTAAGCTTATAGGCCATAGCCGGCAGGAGGCCTATACATTCAGTGTCGAAAAAATGGTTTGGCCTATCACCTATTTGTTCCCAGATGGGTTTCCCACCACTGGTAATGGTTCGGCGCTCTGATTGCATTTGAGCTAAGTACTCCTGGGGAACGTCCTGGGCACGCGTATGTCGGCCACGTCGGATTAACGTGCTGAGGGTGTCCTTAAAACGTAAATTTGAATAATAAAAAACTTTAACCCGTTTCTGGCCACTGGTTTCTATAATCGCAGGCGAATAAGGCCTATATTCGGTTTTCGTCATTCCACTAGGTAGGCGAATCTTCCAGGCAAATTCGTTTCTCTGATCGCCACGCGTCGCATTCCAGCCACGTGCACCACAAGCTGCTAGCACTTCATCTTTCTGGTCACCGCAATCTACGAAAACATTAAATGGGTGAACGTCGTGCTTTTTCTGCACGTCGGCGAGCTCCGACCAAGCAAACACATAACCACAGGCCACTAACCGGCTTTTACCCTGGGCATCCCAACTTCGGATGGTGTAATAAAATCCACGTTTCTGTACGTCCACGGAAAGGAACCTACAGCGCACCAGCTCTTTCTGGTTTAAAGGATCTGGTGGTAACGCGATACCCGTCACTGGTTTACCATTAATGAATTTAGCTTCATCAGGCCAGGGGTCACCTAATTTATATTCACCCACCGTTTCTTCTATCTTAATTTCATCAGCTTCCTCCTGCCAATGCTGGGCCAAGCGCTTTGTTTTGAATTCCTGGCGTGCGACGGTATCGCCACGTTCATCGTACGCCCTACTGGCTTCAATACATTCCACTGCCAAATCACCCCAGCTTAATCCCCACTGCGAGCATAGGGCGTTAAAGTTATAACCTCGACGCTCTTTAGGTGCTCGTGGATTTGTGGCCACATAAGCACCCGTGGAATTTAACCTGGTGCGTACCGCATTAGTGTCTTTTAGCTCTGAGCTACATTTCTCACAAATATAAATTACCCCAGCACGTACCTGGTTCAAATCCCATCCCGTGGTAGTCAGAGCTGTTTCCGGAAATTTTAACGATGTCCATTTATATTCTTGGCGATGGCCGCAATCTGGGCACGCAAATGTCCAAACCCGTTGGTCCGTGGTTTTCCAGAATTCGGCCCAATCGTGGCCTTCCGTTCCACCCTGGGAAACAAAAACTGTTTTGCTTTGCCATTTGAAAGCAGTGGTTCGCGCCAGGGCTTCTTTTATAGATCCATTACCCCACTGCCAAACCTCATCACCCAGAATGTACCGAATTGAACGGCGCTGTAAGTTGCGTTCGTTATTTGCACCCAGCACCCAGGCCGAATTTGTTTTAAAATTAATTGCTCCTTTTTTAGGAATTCCTTCTGGACCAATAAGATTTTTAACAGCTGGGATAGATTCCCATAACACCCTTAATCGCGTATCCAGCCAATCGTCGGCGTTACGGTCAATATCTTGAAGCATTAGGGTCGGGCCAGGTGCCAGCAGTGGAATTAAACAGCTCGCTGCTTCCGTCACCCAGCTCTTGCCCATTTGGACCGAACCTAGTACCGCAATCTCCTGTACTTCTGGATCAACTAAAGCACGCAAGGGTTCAGCTAACCAAGGCGAATTCTTAATGCGAAACGGTCCAGATTGCGGTGAGTACGGAATAGATTTAACGTGGTGCTCCAACCAGGCCACTGGGTCCCTATGAGGATCTGGAGCTAATACCGAACGTAATTTGCGCTCAAATGCTATCGCTGCTGATATCTCCATTAAAATTTTCGGATGGGGGTAATTCTGGTGCAATAATTTGCTCCGGTGTTACCATCTCAGCTATTGTTTCGGTTTGAGCTTGGGACCATTTGGCTAACAGCTTCTGGGCGTGGGCATCGATAGCTTTTAACGCGGTGCCAGGTGATTCGGGGTTTGCGGCCGTGGCTACTTCCATCCCAAAGGCCAGCAGGTCGGCTTTAATCTCAATTAAAATCTTGGTAAGCTTATCGACGGCCAAAACCACCTTAATCAACTCCTTTGATTCAATTGCGCGTGCCAGGGCTTCGCGTTCAAATTTAACTAAAGTCCACGCAATCTTCTCATAAGTTTGGTAAAGCTTGTTTTGATTCGGGTCACCAGCGTCGCGAGCTGCGATGTACTGCTGGCGAGCATCCTCTTTCAGATCTCGGTGACGCTGTACGGTTTCCTCAAAAGTGGTATCAGCTTGGATAGATGTACGGTCATAATTTATTGGGGCCCGAACCTCCACCCCACCGCGCTGGCCACGTAAAAGCCGGGCCTCCCTCCAGGTAGTGGCAGCTTCCAGCGAATCCAAGGGGCACCCAGCTCGAACCAGGGCAGCTGCACGCGATGGGGTCACATTAAAATGGGCAGCCAGGTCTTTATTTGTAAGCGCCATTTAAAATCAGCTTTTTTGGCCGAAATTTTTCCGCTTCCCCTTAATTAAACTGGGTTTTTGAGTGAAAATCTTACGGAGTCGCGGTCGCGTTCGCCTTTTTAAGGCCTTTTCAAAGAGATTCCTTGCCGGGGGGCTCCCTGCTTCTAAAACGGTCAGGATTCGGCTAATACGCATCGATAATACCGCATTCTGTGGCCTCATATAAACTGAATTTTCCAAACCAAGGCGCCTTAAAAGGTTTGTGCATCGCCAGGAAACGGTAGCACGAGTAACATTATATTTTTCTGCCAAATCAATCTGCTTAGGTGCGTCGTACATCCCTAAAACAATGCGTACCACGTCCGCATCTAACCTGGTAGATGGATCAGTAGAATCGTCCATAGATTTGACCAGAAAGATTAGGACCGAGTTTAAGCGCTGTGAAATCGTTTCCATATCAGCTTCGGTAAGCTGATAAGTTTTAGGTTTCTTTTCTTCTTTGGCGGCCAGGTTTTCAAAAGCAGAATCGTCGATGCCAAATAGCTTAACGATATTATTATGTTTAGATTCCCTGGTAACTACTGTGCCGGGTTGCATCGATATTGGAGTATCGTTAACCAAAGCACGCGAATCTAATGGGTCACCAAATTCTGGTTCGGATGCATCGAAGCATTTAGAATCAATTAAACGCTGCTTCTCGGATGGTTTTAAACCACGCCACCATTTACGGTACTCGTCGGTTAATTCTTTATGGGCCACCCTGGCTAATCTGGGCAGATTCGTTAGGTACGCAACGCGTTAGCTTCCATTGGTTAACGGTGGTGTCAAATGCCACTATGGATTTACGCGTTAAGTATTTCATCATCGAAGTTGGTTTTAAAGTACCCAAATTAAGATGCAGATCTACCAGGTAAGCTTTAAATTCCTTTTTAGTTTTAGGCCAGCTAGTGGCCTCCAAATAACTCTGCCATTTATCAGCATATTCCTTGGCCTTAGCTACGTGCTTACCGCGATTAACTTCCAAAGCTATAAACATCTGCATTGGCATATTCCTCCAGCGCTTACCCCAGTAGGAATTGTGTCTTATCCTGGTCTTTCTTTTATTCATTGGAGCTAACAGGAATGTTATAAAATTGAGGCCGAACCCATTAAGGGTTCCAGGCCGATAATTTTATATATATTTTTATATACCCCTTTAGGGGTATTAAAATATTACTAAGTGTCCACGTTTTGGGAGTGGGGTGGGGCATTAGCTTAAAATCGGTTTTAAGATGGGTTTAGAGTGGGGTCTTAGGGTTTATATGGTTCGCACCCTGTTATCGCCTTGGCGGCCTGTTTCCGCTTGATTTAGAGGCATCCTGGGATTGAGGGGCATCCTCTGACGTGGCATATTCCCACCTTAGCACGTTTCGGTCCCTGGAATGTCGAATTAAGATTTCTGGGGAAAAATCACCGTTAGCGTTCCGCATATTGGACCTGGAACGGCGCTTAGTTAACGCAAATTTAAAAACAGGGTTTTCGCCTGGCATTCGCATCAGTACGGCCGTCTCCCGAAAGAAATTAACAAATTCTGAGCTGCCAAACCCACTATAGGCCAGATCTGCAGTGGTTTGGCCTTCTTTATCTGCGGCCTTCATCGGTTTACCGGTGTGATGCATCGCGATAAATATGCATCCCGTTTCCATTAGGACCGGCGCCAAATCGTGGCGTAAAAAATTAGTTACCTCTTTCTGCTGGGATAAATCAATACCTGCAAAGGAAAGTAATGGATCACAAATGAAAACGTCACAGCTATGTTTGAGGATTAGCTCGCGCATCGTGCGTACAAACTTCTTACCTGTGCTGGTAGCGTCGCGGTAAAAGAATAAGTTTTCTTTCAGCAC